TTGTAAAAAACATGGGAGCGTTTTCATAATACCAAAACTTTGGTAATCTTTCCACCATAGGAAAAGCTCCAAGTTTTATAGCCTCAAAAAATCTAAAAGACTCTTCGCTAAATGCTCCAGTGGGACACAGGCATATCTTAGAGTTATTTAAAAGATCAACATACTCTTGCGGATCTAGCCCGCTGGCAAAAGCAGATGTATATTTTACATAATGTTTATATTTATCTCCAGTATTTTCTATCATGGTATCCAAGGATTTTTGAAATTTGTCTCTGGTTCCATATTGAGATATTTGACCCACAAAACAAAAATCATACTCTCTTTCATGCGTTGGTTTTATTTCTTCTATTTTTGATTCTATGTCGTTTATAAAACCGCCAAGAGGAAGTGGAAAAAATTTAGGATGAGCTACTGGATATCCCCAGTTGTCCAGAAAGGAATAATTATGAAAAATTAGATAAACGCTATCTTCTTCCATGTATCTTGGAGGCTGATGAGTCTCATTAGACAATGAAAACAAAATGTGTTTCTTGCCGTCTTTTGGAAAATTATAATCTTGAAGATCATATTTTATCACAACGCGAAACTCATCGTCTAGTATCTTAGCAAGACTTTCAGCCGTGTCAAGTAGAAACTTATTACCTAAATCAAAATCTTTTTTAATATCTATTAATTGTGCCATTATCCGGGAGCCTCATAATAACCAATGTTAAAGCCTTCTTTAGTACACTCTTTGAGGGTCTCTTTGTATCCAATCGCGTGCAGTCTGCCCTCGACATGCTGGCACATTGTAGTATTTGTTCCGGGCCAATTATTTTTATAGAAGTGGCACAGTTTTTGACATCTGAAGTCCATCCTGTTTTGTTTGATTGGTTTTGGCCTAATGTTATTTTTTATTTCTTCATATCTAGCTTTTAGCATACCCAAAAATCTGTCTTGATCCGAAGCGTCAAAACACATACTAAAAGGGCCGCCATCTCTTGTAAAGAAGATAGACATAATAGCTTGTTCATAGTCTGGATATAATTTAGATATCGCATAGTTATACAATAGAAGTTGAGGATCTTCAAGAAGTTTTTCGTAAGTTTTTTCTTCTCCGGTCGCCCAGTTCTTTCTTTGTCCTGTTTTCCAGTCTATGACCTCTATAACGCCGTCATCAATCTGTGTAACCAAGTCAATAGTTCCCTTGATAGCGAGCTGTCCATTTAGCTTGGTTCCATCTGGCATTTCATATTCAAACTTAGCCCAATCTTCTTCAATAGGAATATCGAAAGTAGGCTCTGTGTCTACAATGGTTCTATTTCTAGGGTCGAACTGACCATCATTGTAATTCAAAGCTGTTTCGACCTGCTGTTCACAGAATTTAAAATCTGCTGGATAATATTTATGTTCATCCATAGAAGTGTAATACTCATAGCTTCTATCCATCAAGTCTTTAACAAACTTTTTAGTGTAGAGCTTTTTGGGTGTAAATTCTACTTCGCCAATAGCATCATCTGTAATAGATAATTTTTTTTCTTCTGGCTTTTCTTGTAGTTCTTTTTTACATGCCGCTAAACATTCCATGACCTTATGACAGGCTGTACCCTGTTGCGCCTTTTTTCCAGAAGCCGATCTATGACCTAAAACATAGGTCATAAAATACTGCATCTGACAAAATTCATAGTTGCCATAGCTAGACGACCTGATATACGTTACTATCATTCTAGCTCCTTATTGCTTGAATACCTGTTAATCTCTCCTGTTCTTCGCTCTGTAGTAAAACTTCCTCTCCTAGCCATCCCCATTCTTCTAACAAATCAATAATTTGTTTATTTGTTTCGGCAATGGTTAAATCTTTATTGTCAATAATCGCATCAAAATCTTCATAGTTATCTAGTTCTGTTTCGCTGGAATGACTATCCTCATGTGGTTGTCTTGCTAGTCTTATAACTCTGCCGCCCGCCTTTTGAATAATCTCTACTTCATTTTGAAATCTAACATCATCAACGACGGCAAGCAAAGAAGATTCCATCTCAATATCTTTAACAAGACGCTCGGCCCAAATATTATTATGGATCTTTCTGCAAATCTCTGTTCCAAAGTACTGTAGAAATTCTCTAGCTGTCATTCTGCCGTACTTGTTTAGCTTTTTTCTTTGCGCTATTGAAATTGGCATGTCTTCCCACTTTATGTGAGTCTTTGTATTTTTTTGAGCGTCTGTACCAAACACCTGCTCATCGCTTAGTCCAAACAGCTCTACGGCAATTAGTTTCAACGGCGTAGCCAGTGAGTATTTTTTAATATAGGGCCACATGTTATATCCAGCCCACTCAGCAAACTGCCCATCGACCCTATTAACATCTAGCAGCCCATAAGAATCATCTGATTCTCCCGTCTTTATAAGGAGATCACCTTCTTCGTTTAGGGCGAAGTTTTCTATAACTCTAAAGGCTCTTAGTTGATAGCCATGAATAAAGTTTGAAGATGTACTTTTGCCAGATTGTTTCTTTCCAGAAAACGCTAATATTTTAGTCATAAGATAGCCTTTAATTGTTCTTGCAATTGTTCAACGGATAAATCGCCAACATCTTTAGCGTCAAGAGTTGGCCTTAAATAATTAAATCTTCTTCCACATTTTTTTATGATTTGAGTGGCCGCCTTGTTTCCGGCCTCATCATAGTCTGTTAATATTATTACATTCATGACTCCTATCTCTTCAAGCAATATCAGCTGTTCATCTGTTATGGACGCGCCGAATATACTAACAGAGTTGCTATATCCAGCTTCGTGCATTCTCCAAACATCGCCCTGACCCTCTAGCAAGAAAACGGTTCTACTTCTTATTATATGGTCTTTTGCAATATTTAACCCATAAAGATGTTCTTTTTTAAATCCTTTACTATGTAACCACTTTGGTTGCATGTTATCATATATTGATCTGCCAACACATCCAACATAACAATCGTTTATATCATAGATAGGAACAACGGCACGGTTATACATTGGCCTAGCACTATCTACGCACGTACCAACATCAAACAAGTCAAGAACTTCTTCCGAGTATCCCCGTTCCATGTAGTATGGTGATGGTACTTGTATTTTAGACCGAACGCCCTGTCTTGAAATTGTTGGTATTGTCGCGACAGGCTGCTTCAAAAAAACATCAATTAGTTTAGCCTCTTTAGCAGGATTGATATCTACTTCTTCTCTTTCTTCTGCTTTTGCAATAGACTCACAAAATTTATATGTTTCCGAAAGAGTTGCTTCTGATCCCTTCTTTGTGCTTAGACAACCCCTAATAAAACCAAATATGTTTCTTGCATATTCGTCGTCGCATCCAGCAGTCCAGCATTTCCAGTTTCCAACAACGTCGTCGCCGTCTAGAAATACACAACACCCTTCTGGGTTATCGCCTCCATGAATAGGACAAGGAAAAGCATATCTATTTCCGTATTCTAGATACTCAATATCAAGTCTTTCAAGCACTTCTGGAATAGAATCTTTTAGCGCGTCACACGCTGCTGAGATCTGATTCGGGGTCAAAGTTTTCATTTATTTCAAATCCTTCACTTCTTGATTTGGCATTGTTATGAATTTCATTTCTAGTCATGCCTTCTTCTAAACGTCCAATATTACCAAACATCTTCATAGAAATATAATCACCATCATCTAGCCCCTCACCATGTCTGGCTACAATGGGAACAAGTTTTCTATTTCCATTTTTAGGATTGTCCTCCGCTTTTTCTTCGTCTGATTTCATCTTAAAAATTGTAAAACTTGTACAAAGCCAAATAAGACGGTCAGAGCCAGACACCGCATCGGTGCTTTCTTTTGTGATACCATCTCTGTTCAACTGCACAAAGCTCAAACATGGAACATCATATTTAACCATAAAGTTATGCAGCTTGGTAATTTGAAAGCCAAGAACTTGATATTCCTGCATAGACGCACTAATGCCGTCTGAACTCATCAGTTTAAGATAATCATAAATAATTACACAATCGTTAGTTCTGCCGCTTTCGTCGAACCCAACGTGCTGATAAATCCATTTACGCATAATAGAAAGTATATTATCAAAAGACTGACCTGCAATACTAATATAGTGGTATGGTATGTTTTTAAGTTTTTCACCGGCGGCACGAACCTTTTCATTTTCTATTACATTGTCAGAATATTTACCAGTGGATATTTTGTTAATTTCAACACCACTAATACTAGCTAGAATTCTATTGTAGTGATCTTCTTTAGACATTTCAGTATCTAAAACAAGAACGGGAACATTTTGCATTGATATGTTGAGCGCAACAGCATCGCAAAACATAGACTTACCAACCTTGGGCCGTGCTGCTACTAAGTCAACACATTTTCGACGCAACCCACCGCCAATAGCAGCATCATATCGTGCAAACCCTGTGGGGATTCCAACAAAATCTGATACATTCTCTGTGAGAAAATCCAAGTATTCATCAATACCCTCTCCCATTACTTCTGTTTTATTACTTGATGTTTGATAAATAGCAGATGTAGCATCTAAGATTGGAGATTCAACCATAGAGATCAAATCAACAATATCTTCTTCGCCCGTCATGGACTCGACGCTTTTCTGGCAGCCGCTTAGTGTTTTCTTTAAATCTCTAGCCAGCTTTAGCTTTGCGATTTTAGCAGCATGAATATGTGAGTTTTCTAAATTTACTGGGAAATTAAACAGGGATCTGATGAACCCCATTTCTTCCTTGTTGTTTAGTGCGTCTCCAACACCAAGACTATTTGCAGCAGATAGAATGGATGTTAGTTCTACCTTCGCATTGTCAGATATTGTTTTATGAATACAGCTAAACAAAACTTGATTCATGTCATCTGTAAAATGATCGCCATCTACAAAATCAATGTCAAGATAACAGTCTAGCCCGTACTGACATAGTGCCGCCAGTACAGCCCTTTCAGAAGCTAAGTCCTGTAGTTTGTTCTTTTTCATTATCGGCCACCAATACACCTGTCGCAAACATACCACTCTCTAGCATGAGTAGGATGAACTTTCACAGAATTTTGACACTTGGTACATTTCTGTTCTACCATTTTAGTTGGCTGTCGTCGTCGCTCGGTGGGCTTGACATCTGGCGTTTTAAACTCTGTACCCTTTGCTTCTGTCCCGTCATCAGTAAAGGTATTAAATCTTTTGTTTTCTGTAACGGGGATTCTGGTTTTAACTTGCCCATTGTCTTTAGAAACCGTAAAGTCCAAGCCAATATCTGCACTTGATGATTTTACTGGCTCTGGACGTTGTTCTTTTTTAGCTTCCGCTGGTTTTTCAATACTTTCACTTAGGGTTTCTATGAGCGCCATCTTTTGCTCTGCGGTTAGTGATTCAATAAATTTGTCTAGCATTTTAACCTCATCTTGTTTTTGATAAATTACTTAATGTGTCTGCCATTCTCAATACCTTGTTAGATTTGCCATCTACGCAAGACAGTCTTGCTTCTGCGTGCTTCTTGATTTTTAATATATCAGACGCTAGAGGGTTTTCTTTTACGGCAGAATAATACTTCTGTTCCCATTTCGTATAGCTCGTACCGTAAGAGTCTAGCGACTGAGATATTATATACCAAATACTGGAATCCGCCCAATCTAAAACGATCTTTTCTTTGGCTTTTATGGATTCAAGATAGTCTGAATATGCGTATAGCTCATAGGCATATGCCAGACATTCTTTTGCAGAGAGATGGTTTATATCGTGAGATCGCATATTAAGAATAGCTTCAATGTCTTCTTTTTGCTCAACCTTCGGAAGCCCCTTACATTCTATCCAATTATCAATCGCTAGAAGAAACTCTTCTAATTTTTGTTCTCCACTCATCAATGTCCTCATTATAATTTAATTCTATCAGTTCTATTTCGTTCAACTCGCACCACTCTCTTTTGTCTGAGTCTCTGGCTTTGGCTTTATAAAAGTCTAGCTTACTCTTAAAAAAGAACTTGTTAAACTTATAATGTTGCTCTCCATGAACTTCTATTATAATTCTTCTAGCTGGTAAAAACAAGTCCGCTCTAAGGGATTTTCCTCCAAATTGATCCTTGCTTCCGGGAAGTGTTACTTCCTCTAGTATCGTATCATACGGATAGAATTCTTCAATAAGTTTGTATGCTTTTTCATGAAGTTTTGATCTATTTACTTTTTCGGCGGCGGCAGACAGTGGCATCCATATATAGCCCCTCGCATCTAGTCCTGTTATATGGATTTTCATAGCATTTCCTTTATTGATTTAGCCAGTAGCTCAATACACTCTGGATTTTCTTTCAGGAAATTATACACCTTTGGCTGTCCTTGAAACTGAAAGGCTTTAATGCACGCAGTTTCATCTTCAACATCTAAATCTGGCTCTAGCTTCTTCATTAATTTTTTATCTTCCAGCATAAACATTAGCTTAAACCAAGCACCACTTCTGTCAATCAGGGCTAGTTGCTGTGCTAACTGTAGGTACTCTTGGCGCTCGTCGATACCTTCGCCATAGCGAATAAAACTTTGACAGTTTCCACCCGGCGATCCCATAGACGAACAGAGGATGCGCCAGTTGACCTGCTGCCCGATGATCTCGCCACTCTCATCTGTCCAAGGCTTGACGGCTGGAATCTTCTCTCCACCGCTTTTGACTTCCATTCTGGTGTCAGCTTGGTATTGAATTTTTCTACCTCCGTCAGCCATTTTAGACGCGCCCATTCCAGACGTGTTTGAGATAGTATGGGTAATCAGTATCACCAATCCTCTTTGATTAGGTAAGACCTGTCCCATCTTTTTAGTAAAGATAGAAAGAATCTTAGGTAGGCCAGCTCTAGTGGGAGAGAAGTCGCCGTCTAGTTCTTTCTCTGAAATCAAAGACGAGATAGAGTCAACAATCAAAACCGCCCCATGATATTCTGGATCAGTCATGTATTTGTATGCTGTTTCTAAAAATATTTCAGCAGGAATAGGTTTGTCTTTGGGCTGAATGATTGTCATCTTTTCTGGGTCGAGTTCTGGAACTTCAAAGTTCATTTCTTTGAGTCGTCCCTCTGCATCAAGATAGATAACATGTCTACCATCTTTTTGCGCGTTCGCCGCCACCTGCATCGCGGTGGTAGTCTTTCCGCATTTAGGGTCGCCCGACAACATAAGCCACGAACCCTCTTTAATTCCCCCGCCAAGAGCAATGTCTAGCATTGGAGAAATTGATAATACTTTATAGTCTTTTCTATTGCTTAAAACATTTGTCCCAGAAACAAGAATATCACCGTACTTATCTGTGATTTGTTTCTTCCAGTCTTTAGTTTTTGCCATCAATCTTCCTTATTTTTGATAAGAGGCTATTTTTACCTCTTGGTTTCTTTGATTTGTATTCACCTGTTGGCGCTTGAATAATCTTCTTTTCGCGTTTAGATTCTTCTTCCAGTTTATTATGGAATTCTTTTACACCCTTTTCAACAAATTTTAAAGGTAATACAAACTTTTTACTTTTATGAAGAAAGCCCAAGGCGTATATGTTATTACCACTTGGGCTATTTAAGTATCTAATAAGCGCGCGATCACTATACTTGCTTATCAAATTAGATGCAACCCGAATTTGCGTTTGATACTCATCTTTTTGAGACTTGTTCCAGAACTTAAACTCTAGGCTGCCACAATTTTCTTTCTGTCTTTTTCTAATACAGACAAGCTCCGCAGCATATTGCGCGCCATTACACGGCTGCCCCGTTGATAAGCTCTTGTATTTTAGGATGTTTGAGTTTTTCTGATCCATTTTTAAATATCATATTTTTCAAGTTTTCTGATGTCAATTCTCTTGTACTGGTCCCATGTTCAAAATCATTGATAGGCCAAGTATATTTTGAAACATCAATAAGAGAGCAATCATCTCTTAGCAATGAAACAGTTAGCGTCTGGAAAGACTGGGAGTGACTGCCATCCATAGCTTGATCTTTTGCCATTCCTCGCATCACCAAAAGTCCATCAAGACCATCCTTGTTTTCAAAGAATACTTCGATGGGCGCACCAAACATATGTAATTCAACCTTCGTAGGAATCACATCATTTTCTGCGCAATGATCTTTTAGCCTAGACCAAGGATTGTCTAGTCCGGGCCTATCATAATCACCATAAACCAGCGTACCATCAGAAAGGGTTATTCTCCAGCTAATCATCAGATCACTCATGATTAACTTCCTCATGTAGCCATCTCTGGTTTTACAAATCATGTTAATCCTCCTTGATCTTGTGGATCATCCCTTCATATCTCTTGGGCGGTTTGGGCTTCTGTCTGTTTTCGTCAAAATGGGACGACGCTGATTCGGTCATCACCACAACCCCCCTGTCGGCATTTCTAGCTAACAGCTGCATGGTTTTAGAC